CAGTTTGTTTCCGATCATAAGCATCTGGCTCGAACAGCTTCCGGACGTCCTGCCATTTGTACCCGCGGCAATGATTATGGTGACACTTGAAAGCAATCGCTCCATTGCCATAATGAAAGATCTTTGCGTCTCCATGCCGGTGGTTGTGGTCAAATGGACATTCGTCCAGCAAGTAGATCGTGCTGTTGCCGGCCCCTGTTGTTGTGGATGAATATGTCAGACCGTGCTGGCCCATAAAGTCAAGCAAATCAAATTCTTGTGCTTGGTGTGTTTCTCGTGTCTTCTGAATTGGTTCCGAGTCCGGAAGTTCTGCTGCCAAACGTTTCAAAACATCCAGGTTGGTGATCTTGTATTCCTTCTCGGCAGATAAAATCCTGCTCATTCTGTGCGGACGTTCTGCCGTTGAGAATCCCTTTTGTGCGAGTGTTCCATGCAGTTTGCATATGCGTGACGCATTACAATTAACCGTGTCTATCTTTACAGCGTCATTCTGGAAGACGTCATGGAGCACATTAAGGCATTTTGAAACAATTTCCGATGTTTCTGTCGTATTAGGGAAATCGACCTTATAAAGCAAGTGATAACCATTGCCGCTCATTGCAACAACCGGCTCTTCAAATCCCATACCGGCAAGATAGTCAGCGACTTCGTCCTTGAGATTCTCGGCCTTCTTCAGTTCGTCATCGGTTGACGATACATCTGGAAGCCGTTCTGGATCCAAATCGACGAAGAACCAGCTATACCGAAGCACATCTGGATCGCTTGTTGACGTCGCTCCATCAATGAAACGGTCATGCTGTTCGCGACTATACAGTGCTTTTTTTATCTGATTTAGCGAAATGTAGAAATTTCGCCCTGACTGACGCATCTTGCCGAGAGCGTTAAGCAGTGTATCAGCATCTGTAAAATAGCCGCTGAATGCCTGCTTTCGTTTTCCTGTGCTAATGACTCTTACTTCGAATAGTTCGCCCGGACTCTTTAGAATGCGTATAGCTTTGCGGATCTCGCTTTCATCTATATACGCCCCGCCCATGACGATCAGAACGGGATAGCATCTTCCTGCGTTTCGGGAATTGCCATAAATCCTTCATTCAGCACAGGCTTGTTGTTCAACAATTTCGGTTCAGGAATCTTCGCATCTTTTGCCTTATCGTACTGACAGAAGAAGCGGATCCTGTGGCGGGTTGATACATTTCCGTTGTATTCCTCTTCAACGGCTCCATAAATCACACCGACCTTTTTGTTAAGGAACCACTTAGCAAAGCCCGCTCCCCAAACACACTCTGCATTGTTCGACCTCTCGACAGAGCTGACAAAACTCTTGAATGATCTGGAACACCTGCCATCCTTATCCTCTGAAAGAATGTATTGTACGGCATTGAAAGGCCATTTGCGCTCAGGTCTATCATCAGCCTGGAACAGGTTATTAAAGTATTCCGGCTGCGAGTCATTGCTGTCAAAATCAATGGCAACCTTAATCATCGGCTTGCCGTTCTTACTGGTTGTCTCCTCCAGGCCCTTGATGATAGCAGTATGTCCGCCCAGCTGCACCGGAACAAACTCACCGGCATATGTTTCTTCGTATCCATTGGGTTTATTCATATTTCTTTACCTCTTGCATTAGAATGTTGATGTTTTTGTTTTCCTTGTAGTGCTTGTGGAATGCTGCCGGAGTATGGTCAAACGGACCATTTTTCTTTCCGGCTTCTTGGCGTAGTGGGTTTTTGCCTCGGATTTTTTCACCATAATATTCGTCTAAAAACTGTTCCAAAGTCTTCCCTCGGTTCTCAGCCTCGAAGAAAAGTTCATACCTCTTGTTTCTGACGAACAGCTGGATGTCATTCGGGTCAATAAGTATGCCACTCTTTATGCCAGCATCTGCAAAGTATTGGTCTATAAGTTGCCGCTGCACTTCCTTGTTGCATAGGTTCAGACCATCAGGATTCCGACATATAAACCTATCCAGTTTGTAATACTTTGCGCACAGCCTCGCAGTATGTTCCAGGTCGTAAGCTGTCCAATGACCCTTTTCCTTTCCCTTCCAAAACTCTTGTTTTTGCCAATTGTTGTGAAAGATAGTATGGCATGTAGTGCAAAGCGTTATCACATCTCTAATGCGCTCATTACCAAGATGCATATAAGATAGGTGGTGTATCTCGACTTCGGTTAAAGGCAGTTTCTGGTGACAGACAACGCACCGGCCTCCATCAAAGTCATACCTTGCTTTTCTGACCTTTTGCCAATGTGGATGGGTGCGGATGTACGCGTTGTAGTCCATCCTGCTGCCATCCGGCAAATAAGCAATGCCCAATTAATCACCACCTTCCGCATTATTAATTCCGTAATATTCACGGATTACCCGATCCACAGCAGCAAGGTCGTTCGGAATCAGATCCTGTTCGAACATGCCCATTGGAGTCTTTACTGTGTCTTGCCCATTATTTTTAGTGCTAAACTGATAATTACCGTCCTGCACTACGGTTTTGAGAACGATGGAAAATTTCCCTTCGACAGTAACGTAGTTATCTAGCATCTTTCCGATGGTCTTAAAGTGTTCGCTGCCATCATCCATCTGGGCAGAATGGCCTAAGAAATAAACGATTTTGTCATCTGGAAGCCCGGCACAAACATCAATCAGATTGTTGAAGTTGAAGGCCATGTCGCTGTATTTTTGATACCCTGTGACCTTTGCTGTCCGCATGAACTCGTTGACCATGAGATAGGTCGCATCATCGATGACAATGGACGGCTGCGGGCATTTCGGTAGATCCATTACAAGCCTGGTGTAGCTGTCAGTGTTATATGATTTGATATTGTTCGTGTTTCGAAATGGAAATGGTTTTCCTGATACGTTAATAATGAAGACTTCGTCCTGTTTGAAATTGCGGAGAGAAGTGCTTTTACCGGTGCCGCTCTGGCCGTAGACCATTACTAAAATTGCCATGCTGCACCTCCTTACCGGATCCGGAGCGACTCGGTCTGCTCCAGGTGCGCGATACCGGTCAGATCCTTGCCAGCCTTGATGTCGTCCTTGATTTTCTGCTTGTCGATCTTCGGATCCTGCTGGATAAGGTACTCCGGCGGGATGTTCTCAATGTACTGTTCGTCTATGACCACGCTTGCGGCGTTCTTCTGGATCCCGATATTGAACAGCTCCGTCTTGATCTTTGTGCTGCCTGTCAGCTCCATGGCATACTGGAGCCGATTCTTCAGATACGCGATCCGGTTCTCCAGGGACTTCCGCCGGTTATACAGCCGGTCCTCTTCCGTCTTGATTGCCTTCGCGTCTGCATCCATCTGCCGGATTACACGGGCATAGCCGTCCGCCTTGACCTCGATCTCGCCCGTCAGGCCTTCGAGAGTGTCAGCAATAACCTCTTCGTCAATCTCCGGATCTTCCAACATGGCCAGAAGGTCCATATACTCACTTGTAAGCTCGTAGAGCGTCATGTTATAATTACCTCGTAATCTTTCTGCCCTTATGGGCGGTATGAATTAGTCAGCGTTCGCACCGCTGGCTTTTTCAGTTACATACTGTTCGTGCGCTTCAAGTACATCATTGAAACCCATCAGAATGCATGTCATCTTCTGATAGCTACTGAAATACGGGTCCAATGCTTCAGACATCAGCCAATCGTGGAGAGCATTGCAGCGTCCCATGATTTCCCCATTGGCCTCTACCTCATTTGCCGGAGTAAACGCTCCTGGCTGCTTCCTTACGACGTCGATCATTTTTACTGCTCCTTTCATAATGAAATATGTTTTTGATCTTCATTGTTTCATTTAATCTGTTTGCTTCTGCCTTTGCCTCTGGGTACGTGCCGCGAAAGCCTTTGATCACTGTTCCGCTTGAATGCCCTGCTGCCTTGGATCCGACAGCAACAGCCTTGACGACGTTCCCATGCCCACGGCCTTCGTCGTAGAAGAGGATCCAGTCGCAAACCTGCCATCCGTGTTTACTCATCTGCTAACCTCTGCAATTCTTTCGCCTGGTAGTAAGGCATCCGGTAAAACTCCCGCTTATGTGTCAGCACGGACTTGCAGCAGCCAAGACGCCGCGCAAGGTCTTCGTCCGTAAAACCATGCCGTTGCTTTGCCATGAATCTCCACATGGCGATCTGCTTATTGGCATCAGAAATCCTGCTCATACTCTCCACCTGGTCAGGAACAGCCCGATCAGGAAGGCCGCGGTCCCACACATGCCATAATGCAGGATGTCTACCATCGCCCCGTCCAGATCCGCGCATCCGGCGGCAGCTATCATCATGATGAAGCCGACCATGATGCAGAGGTAGCCGGTGCCGTGCGTTAGGGTGTTATAAAATGTTTTCATGAAACGTTCTCCTGTTCATGTTCGCGTTTCTGAACTTCTTGGGTAAAAAAATATCGGGGAATATCTTTGCTTTTAAGCCCAAGAAGCCTGGCGGCATCGTTAATCTCCTTCTGAGAAAAAGCCACCTTATTATTGAGCTTTAAGCTAAGCGTAGTCCTGCCGATACCAAGTGCTTCAGCAAATTTTTCGTGAGTGTCATACTTAAAAACAATCAGCTTTACCAACTCTGAATAATCGAACACTTTTCCACCTCCTTCCTCTGGTTCGTGTTTCTGAACCGTATTATAGTTTCTGTTTCTGAACTTGTCAATACACATAATAAAACTTTTTTGTTGTGTTTTCTGAACATTCAGTGTATTATTACATTTGCAAGGGGGACAATACAATGGAAGAGCTACATGTAAGATTACAAGCTGCTTTAGATTTTGCTGACATGAAGCCGATTGATTTAGCAAGAAAAACAGGCATCGGAAAATCATCTATTAGTCAATATCTATCCGGAATATATCGAGCAAAACGAACCAATGTATATAAAATGGCAAAAGTTTTGAATGTTAATCCGGAATGGCTTGAAGGCAATGATGTTCCAATGGAACGAATGAATTTGCAAACTGCAAAAGAAGGATATGAGAAAAATCGTCTTTATAAAGCTGCACTTAAATCTTTAGGATGGGAAGAAAAGAACATAGTAAATGGTAAAGAAGTAGACGACCATGAGATTGAGGAAGATGATGATGTTCACACCATTCTAACAAATGGAAGTACATCCTTTGAAATATCATTTTCAGACAAGCATAAATTTGAAAATGATTTAACTGATTTCGCTGCTAAATGCATTCAGGATCTTATGGTCGAGGCATCAAAGACAATAGTGAGGTGATGCCATGACCAAGAAAAAAGCCACCTACAAAATCGCATACTACGATGAGACCGGCAGGCGTCGTGGCAAGACATTCACAGCTGACAAAAAGAGCACCGCAAGGCATTTAGCTGACGCATGGAAGGAAGAACACCTTGATGATGGCAAGCCCGTTATTCTTGTTTCTGAAGCGTTACAGAGATATCTCGATGCAAAGCGCGGCGTTCTCTCCCCTTCCACCCTTCGCAGTTATGAAGGAATGCAGAAGAAGCACTTCGACAGCATTGGAGACATCAGCATCCGGAGGCTTACCAAGACCGACGTGCAGACCTGGGTGTCTGATCTGAGCACTTCCGGGCTGTCAGCAAAAACTGTCAAGAACTGTTACGGCCTACTGACTGCTGCCATCACTCTGCAAGATGATAATATTCGCCTTCGCGTACAACTCCCGCAGCAGAAACGCTTTGAAAACTACTGCCCTTCCGATGAAGACATTTCTGTCCTGATCAGGCAGATCCAGCGCGATGGGGACGGTGAACTGCTCCGCGCTGTCCTGCTTGCAGCCCTTGGCCCCTGCCGAAGGTCGGAGATCTGTGCGCTTACTTCTGATGACATCCAAGGCAATATCGTTTATATCACCAAGGCACTTGTAAAAGACAATACCGGCAGATGGGTCGTCAAGCTGCCGAAGACGAACGATAGCCACAGAAAGATTATTTACCCTTCATTTGTGACAGATCTGTGCAAGGGCATCGAAGGCCGTATCATCCCACACACCCCCGACTACATCGGCGACAAGTTCAGGAAGACTTTGAAGAAGACCGGCCTGCCCGTCTTCCGTTTCCACGATCTCCGGCATTACGGGGCCAGCATCATGATGTATATGGGCGTCAGCACGAAAACGGTTGAAAAAAGAGGCGGCTGGTCATCCGGATCTCCGGTGCTTCGCCGGATATACCAAAATCAAATTGATGCAGAAATGCAAAAAGAGACGAACAAGATCAATGAATACTTTGAGAAGTTCGCAAAAGTATGATTTTACTACAGCTTTACTACAGATTTACTACAAAAACACAGTTTTATAGTGCTTGATTCAGTTTTATAGTGCCGAATAAGAACAAAAAAGAATCACGCT